AGAGGAATGTAAATCACTCCAAGATAACATAAAAGATAGAGAGGCAGGAGTTAAATCTGCAATATTTAACATGGAAGAGGCTGTTAGGTATGTTGATAGAGAATCAATAGGTGAGGAGGCTAAAGAAATCAGACGAGAACAAGTTAGAACTGAATACACCAGATACATTCAAAGAGCTAAAGATGCTTTGAAGATTTGGACAGACAAGACTTGTAAGTAAGTATAAGCGGATTGGAGAAACAGTTTCTCGCAAGGCTCATAACCTTGAGAATCGGGTGCAATTCCCGAATCCGCAACATGAGTTATGTAAGATGTTTAGATTGTTTAATGATAGAAAGTATTGAATGGGCTGAAAAACATGTCTGTTATAAGATTACTAATCCAAATTATAAAGTCTTAGAAGAACAGGTGTGGAAAATCGGTAAAACTAGATTTGTTAGAATTAGATTGGATAAAGAAATAAAAATAGAGTATGAAGTTAAGTAAAGAAAAACCCCCGAATATTGATGAGATACTAAAGGTGTTTCCTAGTATATTCTCAGACCTTGATAGAACACCTATATTCTGCTATGGAGATACGATTTATAATGCACCAGATGATTTAAGAAGGGATTTAATCTATCATGAAGAAGTACACTCAAAACAGCAAGGAAGTAATCCAACTCTTTGGTGGACTAAATATTTACATGATAAAGAGTTTAGGTTAGAACAAGAGATAGAAGCTTATGGTAATCAATACGCTTTAATCAAAAAGATTTTACCTTCAAAGTTTCACAAACAAGCATTATATGAAATGGCTAGTTCGCTTTCATCAGATGTTTATGGTAGAATTATAGGACATGGCGAAGCAGAGTCTAAAATAAGGAATTACGCCAAAAACCTCAATGGCAAGACCAACTAAATTTAAAAAAGAGTACATAACAAAACTATTGAAGTTCTTTGATATAGAAGCTTATAAACAAGTAATATCTGAATCCTCAAAGGAACTTTTTAAAGAAGGTGGTGTAAGAAAAGAAAGTGTAAAATATCGTCTTATACCAAATAAGATGCCTACTCTGTTTAGATTTGCTCGCAATATAGGAGTTAATTATTCCACTGTTTGGAGATGGGCTGAAAAAGGAAACGATGAAGCTTTAGAAAAGATGATTGAAAGTCAAATGAAAGCAGGTAAGACAGATAAAGAAGCTTTGGAGATTGCACAATCAATTCAAGAGTTTTGCAATGCCTATAAAGAAGCTAAGGAATTACAGAAGGAATTTATCATTACATTAGGTCTTGCTGGTGCTTCTCCTGCTCCATTTGCTATTTTTACTGCTAAGAATGTAACTGATATGAGGGATAAGATTGAAACAGATATAACTTCTAAGGGTGAGAAATTAACAATAACAGGTATGACTTTCACAGATGATACTAGAATTCAAAACAAAGAATCCGAAACAACTAGAAGCGAGTAAGTTTTGGATAGATTCTGAAACTGAACAATTCCTTTATGGTGGTGCTAAAGGTGGAGGTAAGAGCTATCTTGGTGCTTCTTTAATATTCGGAGATGCTTTGATTTATCCTGAAACTCATTATTTTATAGCCCGACAAGAGTTAATTGATTTACGTAAATATACTATCCCTACTATTCATGAAGTGTTTAAGAATTGGGGATTAAAATTAGATGACTATGCTTCATTTGATGGACAGTATAACGTTTTCACCCTATATAACGGTTCAAAAGTATTTTTAATAGCTTGTAAAGAAATACCCTCTGACCCCTTGTTTGAGAGGTTTGGTTCTATGCAAATGACTAGAGGTTGGATTGAGGAAGGTGGAGAAGTATCTGAGAGGGCTAAAGATAACTTGTGGATATCTATTGGGCGTTGGAAAAATGATGTTTATAAATTAAAAAAGAAATTACTCATTACAGCTAATCCTAAAAAGGGTTGGATGAAAAGGGATTTTGTAGATTTAGCTAAAGAGAATCGTTTACCCACATTTAGAAAATTTGTTCAAGCATTTGCTACTGATAACAAATACTTAGCAGAAGATTATTTAGCTACTCTTGCAGGACAAAAAGACCAAGTTAGTAGACAACGATTATGGTTAGGTGATTGGGATTATGACGAAGATAAAAACTCTTTGATATCATTTGACGCACTTACAGACACATTCAGTAATGCTATAACGAAAGATAATCAAAAATACATGACTGTTGATGTTGCTAGATTAGGTAAAGACTCTACAGTTCTATCTTTTTGGGATGGGCTTGAACTTTACAAGGTTGAAAAATTTGAGAAACAAGACACTGAAAGAACTAAGTTAAAAGTTAAAGATTATGCTAGTAAAGAAAAAGTCCCTTTTTCAAACATTATGGTTGATGAGGATGGTATAGGCGGTGCGGTTGTTGATGGATTATTTGGTGTTAAGGGATTTATAGCTAATTCTAGTCCATTACCAACGACAACAGAAGTAAAAGATAGAGAAATTAAAAATCCTCACAGTTTTGTACCAAAGAATAATTTTAAAAATCTAAAAACTCAATGTGCCTATAAATTAGCTTGGTTGATAAATGAACATAAGATTAGTTTCAACGTGCCTGAATACAGAGAAAAAATCATAGAAGAACTTAACGAACTACTAAAAAGAAAAGATATTGATAGTGAAGGTAAATTAATGATTATACCAAAAGATGAAGTTAAAATTGCCTTAGGTCGTTCACCTGATATTGGTGACTCAATCATATTTCGTGCATGGTTTGAGTTGAAAAAAGAAGCATCTATTGATAATCCTGAAATAGGAAAAATCATAGAGGAACAGAAGAATATATTTATAAGAAATAAAAATTCTATTGCACAAAATGATACTAGATAGCTTTACAAATATAAAGTATGGTATAATTATAGATAAATAAAGTACGACCTTGGGAGATTAAGTTTCTCTCAGCATGGTTTGGTCGTACTCTCCATGTTGGGCGAAACTAAGTCTCTCAAAGGCTTGGTTTTATTTATATATAAAAAACATGTCATCATTCAAAAAAGTAATTATAGGTATTTTGTTAGGATTAGTAGCTTTGTTAGGTGGTGGTACAGCAATTAAAAATAGTAATCTAGGTAGTGTTGTATCTACAGGTATTTATCAATCTACCACTACATCACAGGCAGGTTTTGCGGGCAGACAAGTAACTCTAGTTAGTGATTCACCTTGTACATTAGGTTCAGTTATTGTTTCAAGTACAACTCCAGCACTTCCAACTACTGGAACACTTAGGATTATGAATGCTACCTCAACAACAGATGTGTCTTCTACAACTCTAGCTTCATTCCCTATTCAGCCAACAGCAGGAACATACACATTTGACACTTTTGCAGGTAGAGGTTGTATCGTAGAAGTTGGTGTTGGTTTCAATGGTATTTATACAATAACCACAAGACCATAATGATTTACGAGCATGAAAGCTCAATAGGTGAAATCATACGTAAACAGGAAAAAGAATACACACGAGGTAACACAACGATTTCTGAATATGTTAATTTCAATATGTATGAAACTATCAATAAGATAGAAGCATATTTAAATTCAAAACACACAACAGGTGAGAATGACTCACTTGGTAGACCTAAACCTTTCTTTAACATCGTAGTAGGAGCTTCTAATATTTGGTATCGAGCTACTGATATTGATACAAGTCAAATCAGAATACGTCCCACAAAGACTCAAGATGATATTGTTGCTTTTCTTGCTACTGTAAAGTTCCAAGATTGGATGAGGAGACAATATTTTGGTTCATTCCTAAATGAATGGGGTAGAGTATTAGCTCGTTATGGTTCTGCTGTTACTAAGTTTGTTCCAAAACAATCAGGGTTAAAGCCTATAGTAGTACCTTGGAACAGACTTATTGTAGATTCTATTGATTTTGAGAATAATATTAAAATAGAAGTTCTTGAACTTAACGAGGCACAGCTCAGAAAGAATAAATTGTATGATAAGAAAATGGTTGATGGGTTGTGTGATGCTTTGGTTTCTCGTGAAACTTTAGATAAAAAGAGAAAGGATAATAAATCAGATTACATTAAACTCTATGAAGTTCATGGTGAGTTTCCTTTGTCTTTGTATAAGCAAATAAAAGGTAAGAAAGTTAAAGAGAGTGATAAAGAAGAATATGTACAAATGATGTGTGTGGTTTCGTTTGTAGGTTCAAGCAAGAAGGGAGATTATGATGATTTTGTACTTTATTGTGGTCTCGAAGAAAAAGACCCTTACATGATTTCTCATCTAATTAAGGAAGATGGACGTACTTTGGCTATAGGAGCAGTTGAGCATTTGTTTGATGCACAATGGATGCAGAACTATACAGCTAAATCCATCAAAGACCAACTAGATTTAGGCTCTAAATTACTATTCCAAACATCAGACGGTAATTTTGTAGGTCAAAACGCTCTTTCATCTATAGAAAATGGACAGATATTGATACATGCAGACAATCAGCCTATTACACAGTTAAACAACAAACCTGATATATCAGCTCAACAGGCTTTCTCAGCTCAATGGAAGCAGTTAGGTAATGAAATAAACGGTATTTCAGACGCTATGATGGGTGAAGTTAAAGCAGGTTCAGCTTGGAAACAAACAGAAGCTATATTAACCGAATCTCATTCTTTATTTGATTTGATGCAGGAGAATAAAGGTAATTCTCTTATAGAAATGATAAGGCTTCACATACTACCTAGCTTTAAAAAGACTCTTAGTAATTCAGATGAAGTTTCAGCTACTCTAAAATCTTATGATTTAAATAAAATTGACACTAAGTACATAAGGAATCAATCAATTAGACTGGCAAATAAACATATAAAAGATACACTACTTAGTGGTGGAGTTGTTTCAAATGAAGAACAAGCAATACTTACACAACAACTACAAAGCGGAATTAAACAAGGACTAGATGAACAAGGTACTATTAGATATTTTTCACCAGATGATTTAACAGATAAACATTGGAAAGAATTATTTAAGGATATTGAATGGGAGTTTGAAATAGATGTAACTGGTGAGTCAAAAGACATTAAAGAGAATTTAACTACAATTAATACAGCTTTGCAGATTGTTATGAATCCTGCTTATCAGCAGAATAAACAAGCACAGTTTCTTGTGGGTAAGGTTTTGGAAATGACAGGCACTGTTTCTCCTATGGAACTTGCTTCAATACCAAGTATGGCTTCAGGCCCAACGGCGGGGTCGGCTGAAGCCATAAACTTAGAAAGTAATAATACTAAATAATGGAACAACAAATAGAACTCATAAAATCGGCATTTGAGGGAAATAAGGAGTTGTTAATCTCAGTTCGTAACCTATTTTTTGGTTACGAAATCTCTCCTAGTGAAAAAGACTTGATTAAAAAGACTTTCGCAAGTCCTGAATTGATGAAAATAATGCGAAATAGGTTAATCCCTTCGATTGATAAAGATGCACCTCTTGAAGTATCAAAAGATATGTGGACAGGATTTGATATGATTGGTTCAAACGCTGAGATTATATCAAGGACTGTAGAAGTAAGGAAAAATCTAATAAGTATGTTAGAAACAGCTCTTAAACTTTTGGAAAACCCTGACGGTCAGAAGGTTTATATCAATTATGACCCTGCTTTATTTCAAGCAGATTCAAATGGTATTCTCTTGACTTCAAGGAATCATTTTATTGGAATGGTTATAAATCAGTTAAATGGTTTGTCAGTAGTAGCAAATACAAAAACAGAGACTCCTACTCAAATAGGTAAAAGAATTAAAAAAGATTCTTCTCAATAATTTGCTATTAAAATGTCGGGTATGTTATAATTATAATTAATGAGTTGTAGGCTCTTAACCTACTATTGAGGCCAAGCCTCTTAAAACTATGGAAAAGAAAACTGAGAACGCTAACTCTGAAATGAGCGAAGTTGATGTAGATATTGATTTTGGAGACGAAACCGATGTGGAAGCTATCAAAGCTAGAGCTAAAGAAGTTTTAGCCGAGAAAGTCGGTAAGGTAACTGAAACTAATAAACAGCTATATGCTAGGACTAAAAAGGCAGAAGGTTTTGAACTTAAAGACGGTAAATGGGTAAAAACTGAAAAGCCAACCGAGCAGAAGCCAGAAGAATCTAAATCAAATGACGATATTCCGCAAAAAGATTTCTTAATTCTTTCAAGGTCTAGTACACATGAGGACGATTTCGAGCGAGTTATCAAATTCGCAAAGGATGAAGGAATCAGTGTATCAGACGCACTAAAGAATGATGAACTCAAAGCTATTATTGATATTCGTACAGAGAAAAGGACTAGTGCTGAGGTTTCTAATACTGGTGTTCAAAGGAGAATAACGACTAAGGTAACAGGCGAAGAATTGAGAAATAATCTCATTACCAAAGGAGAAGTTCCTGAGAAAGGCAGTAAAGAAGCAGAAGACTTGTTCTGGTCTAAGCACAAGAAGAGATAAAGCTATCGGCGGGGATTAAAAATTTAATTTTATCCCCAAGTGAACACATTAAGCACATATAGCGGAAGAGATAAGTATTTTCAGAGTCAGTATGATATTGTACTCCGAAATGCACTCGTAGCAGAAAAAATTTGTAAAGTAGATAACTCAGACCTCCAAAGAATCCAGAACCCTTACGGTTCACAACCTACAGCTACCATTCAGGCAGTTGCTGGTACTTATTCAGTTACAGCATGGACAACTACAGATGACGCTCTCACAGTAACAGACGAAGTTACTTACGGAGAACACATCTTTGCTCATGAGACATTCTTCTCAAAATTCGATATAACAGAATCTCGAATTGATAACATGATGTATGCAGTTGCATACGGAGTAGATAAGTTTGTTCTAAACAACCTTTGTGAAGACGGAACAGGTGCATACACAACACCAGTAGGAGGTTTCACAAACTCATCAAACATTAACCAGATTTTTGCAGATTTGATTGCAAAGGTTTCTGGTTATCAGGGCGTATCTCAGGATATGTTCGTAGTAGTTGAGAATACAGACCTTCCAGGACTTATGGTTGCAGGTGCAACTAACGGATTTACAGTTGCAGATGCAACTATCAAGAACGGACAGATTGGACAGTGGATGGGTGTAGATATCTATGTAGTACGTTCAGGAACATTCGTTACTGCTACTATTGGTACTACCTCAGTTACAAACTCAGGACACAGAGTATTCGGAGTTAAGGACTCAGCTACTTACGCTTCACCTCGTGGAATGAACTATGATGAAAAGCAGGTTACAGGTAAGACAGGACGAGAAGTAAACGTATTTGCACTTGTAGGATTCAAACTATGGGCACAGAAGGCTTCTTTGATTGTAGATATCACCCTCGCTTAATTATTAACCACCTGTGTGGGTGGTTGAGGGGGTTACTCCTCGCCGATAGCCTCCTCTATCACCTACATAGGATAAAGAAAATAAAGAAACAAAAATGGCAAAGGATAAAGAAACAAAAATTGAATCTGATGAAATTGTTGTAAATGACCCACAGGTATTAGTTCCAAAAGACCTACCACTTGTAGTTGTTTTACCAGAATCAGCAAGTCAAGCTCAGATTGAGTTTGCAAAGATTTTAAATGCTTACGCATATCAGAATCCTGTAAAATGGGCAGTTAAGAAAGATAAACTTATAGCACAGCTAAAAGCACTTAAAAATGCTCCAGCTCCTACAGAAGACAGTCTAAAGTTTTCTAAGAAACCTCTAAGCTAAAAACAAAGAATGAAAAACACATTATTAACAGTAGGTATAGTAATAGCTCTTATCCTTGGAGGTATTGCTATTACTAAAACTCCTAATACCATTGTAGGCGGACAAGGTACTAGAGGTGAACAGGGTCTTAAAGGAGACAAAGGTGATGTAGGCCCTCGTGGTTTACAAGGTGAAAGAGGCCCAGCAGGTTCTAATTCATCAGGTGTAAAACTTGGTGCAGTAGCAAGTCCTGATATTCCATCTCCATATATTAGATATGGAGATGTTAGAACATGGCAGTATAAGCAACCTTTCCAGCAAGGAACAACTACTATTTGTTCTATACCTGTGTCTATTGCTAGCTCTACACTAATATTTGCTGATGCTCAACCAACTGTAAGCACATCAACTGCTTATACATTTACAGCTACAAAATCTGTAAACTTGGCAACATCAACAGGTATAGTTCTAGCAACATCAATACAGGTAGCAAATGCAAGAGAATCTTTTATTATCGCAACAACTACTCCAGTTGCTGATACAGCAAATGGTAGAGCTACAATAACTGATAGAAACTTCAACGGAAATGCTACATCTTACTTAAACGTAAGTGTAACTGGCGGTGTAGGTGGATTCGATATAGCAGGTCAGTGTACAGCAACCTTTAGAGAACTTTACTAAGTAAGTTTACTTTAACCCTGACAGTTGGGGTTAAGGATAAGCCTATTAAAAAATGTCATTAGTTTTTAACGATACAGCGACAGGTAAGGGTGTAATTCAAACGATAGAGAGGCGTTTATCTTTTAATGATGGTGATATTTCAGGCTCAACAGCTTTGATGAAGTATTTTACTTCTGAGGTGAATATAACGATTGATGAAATGCTTGGTTTCCTTTTCCCAAAGGTAGGGCCGTGGCAGTTAGATGACTCTAACCAAACCGATTATCCGATAATCACACATAACTTAGTTTCAGGACAAAGAGATTATACTTTTACAGTAGACGGAACTAGTAATGTAATCCTTGATATCTATAGGGTAATGGTTGCTGATTCAAATGGAGTATTTAGAGATATTACTCCTGTAGACCAACAGATTGCTAATAATAATAATAACAGTGACACCACTGGATTTGTAGATGGTCAGAACCTCACAGGAATTCCTACAAAGTATGATAAGACAGGAAATGGTATATTCCTTGATTTGATACCTAATTACAACCGTACAGGTGGTTTAAAGGTGTTTATTAATAGAGAAGCTACATATTTTACAACGTCAGATACTACGAAAAAACTAGGATTCGCTCATCTATTCCATGAGTACCTAGCTGTTCGTCCTGCTCACATATACGCTTCAAATAAGGTTATGCCTATGGCAGTTACATTGGGTAACGAAAGATTAGCTTTAAAAATGGCTATACTGGAGTATTTCGGACATAGAGAAAAAGATGTAGTAGGTAAATTAGTACCAAACGTAGAAGATACAAGATAATTATAAATTATGAAAATACAAGATAAAAATAAATCAGTAGGTATTGTTAAGTTAGAATGCCGTGATATAAATGGTAAACTAAAATGGCGTACTAGGTGGTTACATAATCTAGGTACTACAGCTCGTTTACCTGTTATTGCAGGACTTTATGGAGGTACAGGTTCTCAGACAGCTTTTACTTACCTTGCAGTAGGTACGTCTAGTACCGCAGTATCAGCAGGACATACAGCTCTACAGGCAGAAATAACAGATTCAGGATTGGCTAGAGCTTCTGCGACTATGTCAAGAACAACAACAAACTCAACGAACGATTCAACTTTATTCACAAAAACATGGACGGCTTCTGGTTCAAAGACTATCGAAGAAATAGGTTATTTTAATGACCCAACTGCTGGAACTATGGGGGGTAGAGCTTTAACGGGTACAAAGGCTTTAGTAAGTGGTGATACTTTGACGGCAAATTATAAAGTAATTAATACATAAAAATGACTATAGCTATAGGTAATACAGCTTCTGGTCAATTTATAGGTGTATCTAGCACTAGAACTTTATCTATGGTTGTTGGTTCAGGACATACAAGATTACAGGCTTGTATGTGGGCTTCTGGCGGTTCAGGTTTTACAGCAGACTTTAATGGTGATGCTTTGACTGCAGTGGGGAGTAGTCCAACTGCTGGTGGTTATACCTTATATGTTTTTGAAATGATAAACCCAGATGTAGGTACTTTTGATATTACTTTTAATTGGTCTGGTAGTATCAACGGTGCAATGGCTAGTGTTTCTCATTCAGGAGACAACACAGCTTTAGGTTTGACATCAACAACAAACAACACAACAGCATCTGGTGCTTCTTTGACAGTGAGTCATACATCTTTAACGGGTTGGGCAGTATTATTTGTAGGCACTAAACATGCTTCTGCCTCAACGTTATCGGCCAGTACAAATTCAACACTAAGAGTAGTTAGTGCAGAAAATGGAGACTTTGCTAGAGTAGGTATATTCGATTCTAATGCACAAGTTGCTGGAGCTTATGCTATGTCTGTAACCACAGCTTCTTCTAGTGCAAGTGCTGGTATGGAAGTATCTCTACCTATTGAAAATTCTATATCTGTAAGTGATACAAACGTAACTGTTGATAGTTACAATAGTGGTATTAGTTTACTTACTATAACAGACACTAACGCAACAACCGATTCCTTAACTTTTGCAGATTGGCAAAATCAGGGTAAAAGTTCAGCTCCTTTGTGGTCTAATCAATCAAAGTCATGACCCCAGATGAACGAATAACACAGTTAGAAAATACAGTTGCTCAATTAGTTACCTTTATAAATAGTTTAGGAGATATGTCTACTATCCCCCTTGAAATAGGTACTTCTTTTAAAGAAAGACTCGGTTCACTTCAAAGCTCTACAAACGCTATATCAAGTAAAACAGTAAACGAAGGAGGTGTACAAAGTTATACAGTTGCAAAAGCCTATGACCGTATGATTAGAACTACTGTTGATGGACGAATTACTTATATAGGTGTTTATAATTCTTAATATGTATAAATTACCTTCACAAGATAAAAAATGGATTCAAGATAATTCCTCAGATAAAAAAGGT